AAAACCGAAACGAGAAGTTACTTGATATTTATCAGCACGTTCTTCGTTATCTCTCCAACCTTCAGTCTTAGGAGCACGTCTCCAAGCATGCATGATTGGTTTTGTTGAGTCATCGGCTACGCACATAAACATGTTAGCTACGTCTCCGATTTCAGCTGTATCGTTTGCTAAGTTGTATGAAGAAGCGTTTAATGCTTCTGTAGCAGTCTTAACTGGTAAACGATTAGAAGTCCAAATGTCGAAACCAAAGATGTTTCTAACAAATTTGTGATCTTTAGCAAAACCTTCTGTAACGATACCTTCGAACATTGGGTTGTTAGATACGCTAACTAAGTTAGTGATGCTGTTTAATGTTGCTTCAACGATTGGATCAACAATAGCGATACGGCCTGCTGTAGGAACATTAGCTTTATCAAATGCTAATTTCATAGCAATGATATCAGATAATGTCATAACGCGTGTAGATGCAGAAGCACCACCAGCTACCCAACGATGTGGACGGCCGTTAACTAAGTTTACGTTAGCGTTAGTTTGAGCAGCGTTAGCTACTGCTAAGAAACGTGATTCGTGGTTTTCACCAAGAGCACGAGTTGATTCCATTGCACGCATAGACATTAATGAGTCTACTTGAGCACCATCTTCACGGAGGTCGTCAGACACTTTCCATGCATCACCAACATAGTCAGTGATACCTAAAGTGATAGTACCTGTGTCGATAGGGTTAAAGTTTAATGGAGTATCTTCAGCAGCATCTTGAATTGTTACAGTACCAACTGTTTTAATGTTTAAAGTAGTGCCAGAACCGAAGTCTGATACATCTCTCCACATACCTTCAGGTAGTAAGAAATCATGTAAGTTATCAAGAATAAACTGTGAATACTGTTGTGCCTCAATAAAGGCAGTTGTATTACTAGTTAATTTGCACCCTGTTTAACTCTAGCACTAAGAGTAGACGGATCTACTTGTTGATTAAGAGTCTCAGTGTTGACAGAACTAGTAGGTTTAGATACAGGAGTTATTTTTGCTTCTGTTAAACCTGCAAGTTTTAATACAACATTTGGAGAGCTAGCTGCTAAGCTATTTAGTTGTTGCTCACTTAAACCATTCTCGAGAGCTATATTTTTATAGACAACTTCAGCTTGAGTTCCAAACTTTTCAGTAAACTTTGACGCTACTTGAGAAGCATTAGATTTAGCTTGTTTTTGTCTTTCTTTAAAGTCTAGAGTTTGATTTACGAGTTGCAGTAATTTATCTTGATCTAATTCAACTCCTTGGGGGTTTTCCTTAGGTTGAACGCCAGACTTAATTTCATCTAGAAGCTCTTCTGTAGTTCTACGTTTAGTTAGTTCTTCTTTTACTGAGGCAAGTTCAGACTCTAAAGTTTGAATATGCTTTTGGGCATGAGGAACTGATTTTAACGCATCTTCTACTGACTGATACTTCTTACCATCTCCCACTAATTCAGCAGCTTCTGTCGGAATCTGGAATACGGGTTGTTGGTTAACTTGGTTCTGTGCTTCGTTGGTACTTGGCTCAGATATTTTATTTTCTTCAGACACTATTTTCTCCTTGGTCAGGTAATAAAGACTGAAGTTTTAGAAATGCTTTTTGGAAACCTAATTGATAGGCTTGATACTCAGACCAGGCAGGTAAAGAGAAACTCTCTTCATCTACAGACTTTCGTCTAGATAGCTCTACTTGGTCTTTTATATACTCTTTAAGTAAGTCAAAAACTTCTTGTTTTGATAAGCTTTTAGCTTTTTCAGATTTTAAATCCATAGAATAATTATAACATAAATTTGACTAAAAGTCAAGTGTTAATTACATTCCAGGCATCTGAGCTTCTAAAAGATCATCTTCTATTGGAGTATTTTGTTGTACTGCCATAGATTGTTGAACTTCACTAACGAGTTTCTGAGTCTCAGCTTGTTCAAATATAGCAGCATTATCTTTAATAAATGCATATTTTTCAAAGCCCATATACTCTTCCACCATTTTAGCAAGACGTTTTGCAGAAATATGAGGAGCAATTATTTGTCCAATAGGACTGTTAAAGACTCCTAACATATTCTGTACTAATTGAGCTCTAGCGGCATAATGTCTAGCACCAATAGGACGTAATTTACCTTTAGCGGTAATATCCTCTTTAGTAATAGATAAGAAGTCAGTTACTCCTAAGTCATCATCCATAACTCTTGAAAGTTCTACCATATCCATATTATGTCTAGCTATTTCTAACATAGTATTAAGAATAGGTTCAAGGAACTCAATTTCAAATTTATTAACTTTATGTTGGAAGATACGTCCTGCAGCATTCTGTAACTGTTGTACTTCAAACGCTGTCTTTTCACCAGGAGTTCTGAAACCCATAGCTTCTTTAGGAGCACCTGCCATCTCTTCCATGATCATTAATAAAGCTGCAATCTCATTGTTAACTTGGAACGCAGCTTGATTAGGAGGTAGCATTTCAATACCACCATCTTCAGGAATGTGAATAGTAGCTTCTGGACCCCACTCAAAGGGTTCTACATCACCTTTAATAATCAGAGGCGGATGTATTGTTAAGTCTAAAGCATCCGCTTTTAAGTTTTCTAAATGGTCAATTCTATACTGAAGACCAACTAAATTATCTAGAGGGCCCATACCATAAAGATTATCTGGTCTTTCTCTCCAACCAACATGATGTTTATTATCTGTACCTAGCCAAGAAGTATTCTCAACGTTACGAATAATATAAGATCTATCAATCATCGTAATAACTCTATTCTCTAAGAGTTCTCCAGTAACTTCACTATAAAGATCACCTTCAAATTCTAGGATCTCTACTAAACCAGATTGATAATACTCTTGTAAAGAACCAAAACCATCTACAATAAAACCTTCTGCTTTATTAATGTCTTCCATTTTAAAGAATGAAATGTTTTTACGAACATTAATAGCTTTTTCTACAGCAGCTTCATCATAGTTAAGATCTGGTCTATATTTAATATCTTTCTTTAACTCACCAATTGATTTAACATAACGAGTAAACTTAGGTGAACTCTTAAAAGTTACAGCTGTAGGATTAAATACAATATCAAATGGAGAGATTCTAACTAGTTTAGGACCTCTATAAGTAGTTATTTCTTCCTTAGTATACTGATCAATATGAGACTCGTTTACATAAACTACATCAGCAAAAGAGTTACCATAATCTATGTAGTCATAAACTAACTGAGCTACCGTTTCTCTAAAGTTAGATTCTCTTAATTTATTCTTAAGATAAGCCTCAATAGCTTTTCGTTTCTTATGAGTACTTGAGTTTAAATCAAAACCCTCCCACTTAAGCCAGTCATCATTAGGAAATAGAGCATCCATATAGTTAGCATGTAGATTATCTCTGATCTGCGTAAGCTTAGGAAGAGTAGTTTTATTCTTCCAAGGAAGTTTAGAGTTAGTAGTTTTGGTAGTATCAGTAGCGAATAAATAGTTACGGAGTTCTCTCCACTCTATTTCTTTATCGTTACGTTGAATCCACCAATTATTATAGAGGCCTGCTAACTGTCTAGCAAAAGTGTCTCTATTAATTAATTCTCTTAATTGTGCTACTTTTCCAGCCATAATTTTTCCTTAGTAAGAAACTCCACCGAAACGGCTATGAGTTACAATGTTTTTACCTACTGAAAATGCCCCAACTCTTTGCTTAGGTATCATTGCAATAGATATAGCGTTTGCTAATGCATCTTTAATGTCATCATGAGGAGGATGTGCCATTACTAGTTCTTCCTCTAGGGACTGACAATTACCCCCTTTGTAGTGCCATATTTGCATATTATCATATTTAGGTTCTAGTACAGCTGAAACACGCTCATACTTATCTCCTAATGACCTTGTAGGTCTAAACTCATCAATAGAGAGTGGTATACCATTAGGTTTAAGGTAACTCTCTTTTAATTCTTTAACAATTGTTTGTTGAGCTACAGTAACCTCAGCTCTAATCTTTCTAAATCCCCACTTTTCCCAAGCTCTAACTATATGTTCGTAGTACTCTACGATTCTATCAGTCTTAAATCTATCAATATCGAGTACATAGTAGTTACCTTGATGGTCTACACCTATAGTAACTAGTGCAGTGTAGTCAGCCTTTTTACGAAGAGAGAAAGCAAAGTCAATAGCAGCATAAATATTAAGCTTCCTATCTCTAATATACCAATCTCCTTCTTTATTCTGAAGTATAGACTTATCAAAGTACTGAAACTTATCTGCACTAATTCTTGCAGTGTCTTCACTATTTGGATTATTATAGTATTGAGCATAGAATTGTGTAGTGTCAATATACTTAGCTTTAATACGAGCTAACTCTTTATCATCAAATCCAAACTGTATCATATATATCTTTTGGATGATACCTAGTACCTACGACCCATTCTCTAGCGCCCGGATTTTCAATGGAAGCAAGCTGAGAGTAAGCAGATTCAACTTTCTCACGACCATCAGCTGTATAAGCGTTGCTAGGAACAACAATATCGTCAAGAACCACAACGTCAGCATGAAAACCTGTGGTATTAGATGTAAGACCAACAGCTTTGCAAGTCGCATCACGAACTCCTTCTAATTTACGTTGAGGGTGGTCTACAGCAATCTCAGATACGGCCCACTTTTCTCGTTTACCTTCTTCTATATTGATCATTTCAGGCCAATATCTACGATAAATAGGGCTATCAATAATTTGTTTAATAGCGTAAAGCTGTTTCTCAGCTAAGTCTGCCGTAGCAGATACATATAGAATTGTAGTCTCAGGGTATTTAGTAATCCACCAAGCTGTTCTATAGGCAACAAGTTTACTCTTCATGTGTCCACGAGGAAGAAGAACTAATTGATTGTTCTTACTTTCTGAACGAGTCCACCATTGGATTAGTTCTTCGTGTACTGCACCTAACATTAAGTGTGGT